CACGTAGAAATATGTTTATACGTGATAAGTTCACCTGTCAATATTGTTTAGAAGAGTTTCCACAGCAGGAACTCACCGTGGATCATGTTCTCCCCCGGTACTTGGGCGGGGTAAGTAGTTGGGAAAACTGCACTACTGCCTGTAAGACCTGCAACTGGAACAAAGGCAACAAGTTGGAACGCCCTAAAGTAAAGCCTATAAAGCCAACATATCACGAATTAAACCATAAATTTAAAAATATCCCCATACATATATCAGATCTATCCTGGAAAACTTATATTAGTTGGCCAGATGAATTAATTATTGTCAAAAACAAAGCCGCCTAAATAGGGCGGTTTTTTTGTATAAATATTAGTATGGAAAAAATTTACGGATATAGCACGATTGACCAGTCCATGACGCCTAAACAACTCACAGGAGTTGCATTAGCAAAGCGTGACCTTGAGAATCACTTCCAGATTCGCAAAGGAGAGAAGTGGACAAATCCAAACTTTGGTAGTATGCTACCATTTTATGTCATGGAACCCCTTGATAATATCACAGTTGACTTAGTCAAGCAGGATGTTCTTGATGTAATCAGTTATGATCCACGTTTCAGTATTGAGAAGAATACAATTTTAGTTGACTTTGACGAATCAAAGATTGAGGTAAATGCGACACTAAACTACATACCCACTTCAACACCAGTAGTACTGGAACTTAAATTTGATAGAGAATTTGAGGAACTATAATGGCACAGGCACAACGACAAACCAAACTGTTTGCGGCTGAAGATTATACAGCGGTATATGAATCATACATAAATGCAAACTTACAGGCATATGATTTTGATACGATACGTGATAGCATGGTATCATACATCAGAGAAAACTATCCAGAAAGTTACAATGACTGGGTAGAGTCAGCAGAATTTGTAAGCCTATTAGACGTTGTCGCACGTTTTGGTCATGCCCTTGCCTTCCGAATTGATATTAATGCTCGTAATAACTTTATCAGCACAGCAGAAAGAACAGACTCTGTTTATAAACTTGCAAACTTCTTAGGCTATACACCAAGAAGAAACACAACAGCAAGTGGTTTTGTAAAAGTTGTTTCAGTCAAAACAAATGAAGATATAATTGGAAATAACGGTACAACTTTATCTGGACAAGAGTTTAACTTTGAAAATAGTACATCAGCAGATAATTTAGATAACTTTATTAATATTATGAATGCTGTATTTGCAAGCACAAATCCATTTGGCTCACCACGCAAACAGGTTACAGTTGATAATGTTGTAAACCAGTTTTACAACTTCAACAATACAGAAAACCAAGTTGCTTTTAATTTTACTGGTATAGCACAAGGCACACAAACTACATTTAATGCATATAGTTCAGATTACAATACAGACACATTACGCTATGAAGAAAAGTCTCCTGATCCACAAAGTGCTTTTAGTATCCTATATAAAAATGATGGGCAGGGTGTATTAAGTAATAATACAGGTTTCTTCTTTGGCTTAAAGGAAGGCAACTTAGACTTTCAAGACTTTAACGTACAAGATGCAGTTAGTGGTATCACACTTGATGTAGACGCAGAGAATATAAACCAAACAGACGTTTGGGTACAAACCATTAATCAAGATGGAACAGTAATTAAAAACTGGACTAAGGTTAATGAAGTATTTGGAACAAATGTTATATTCAATAATCTTTCAAATGGAATAAGAGATATCTTTAGTGTAAAGTCATTAGTAGACAATAGAATAAGCATACAGTTTGCAGACAGTTCATTTGGCAACTTACCTAACGGAATTATAAGAGTATGGTTTAGATCAAGCCTTGACGAAACATATACGTTACGTCCCGATGACATTGGCCTAAAGCGTATTAACATGACATACAAAGGTGCTGACAACAATACATATACAGCAACATTTGTTGTTCAACTTAAGAGTACAGTGAACAGTGCAAGTAGTGCAGAGAGTATAGATGACATAAGAGTCTCAGCACCACAAAGTTATGCAAGCCAGAATAGAATGATTACAGCAAGTGACTATAACGGTTTTCTCGGTAGCACTAGTGATAACATGAAAAAAATTAAGGCTGTGAATAGAACGCACAGTGGCTTTAGTAGATATGTGGACTTAAAAGACCCAACAGGTGCATATAGTAATTTAAGATTATTTGGAACTGATGGAAAGTTATATAGTTGCAATAAAAGAAAGACAACCATTGCAAGTGATATATCTGCGGCACAAGTTTTTGATTCTTATATCAAAAGGTTTGTAAGTGATGATGAGCTCATTAATTTATATTACAATAAATTTGCAACTACATTTGTAGATCTAAAATCCACATACAGTTTAAATTCATTTAGTTGGGCACAAAGTACACAGTATCCACTTACAGGATATTTTCTAAATGGTACAACAATTCATGGTGTTGGTGAAAATCAATCTTCATATTTGCAACTAATTAGAACTGGTGCTATGCTAAAGTTTACATATGGTGGCACAGAGTATTGGGCACAAGTAAAAAGAATTTATAATAATGGATTAGGTGTTGATAATACAAGTGGTGATCCTACAGGTATTACACCTGATGATCAGGGTGCAATTAGCCTTGATGTAGCAATACCTTCAAACGCAACACTGGAAACAATTTACCCAGCAATAAGCAGACAGTTTACAAAAACAGAACGCAATACTGTAATTGATTATATAAAAGCAAAACAAACTTTTGCATTAAAGTATGACTACATTAATAATGCGTGGGAAATAGTAGAGCGTAGTCCACTACCAACAGGTAGCAATATAACATTTCCAACAGAGTTTAGTACAAATCTTAATGTAACTGCAGGACAATATATTACTGGACTTGAATATAAAATACAAAGTCTAGGTAATACAGACTTTACATTAATTGGTGCTGGTGCAAATACTGTAGGCACAAACTTCATAGCAACTGGTCCAGGTACTGGTACTGGTGTTGCAAGTAGCACAAAAGATAATAACTGGCTTATACATATAAGTTATGAATCAAGTAACAATGTTGATAAGTGGTCAATCGTACAGCGAGTATTAAGATACGAACTTACAACTGATCAAATGGAATTTAGTAATATTACAAATGAATTCTTTATGGACGGCGAATCACGCAAGAAGAAAAGAGATAAAGTATTAGTTACTGACACATCAACAGCAGGATTTCCAAGTACAACATTTTACATTTGGGGATATGATTTTAAAACTGATGGTGATAAGTCAGGTGTATATGATCCTACAAAAGTTATCCTTGCAAGTGTTGATGCAGATGATAATGATAGACCAGATAATCCTGAAGCGTTTTCAGATGTAGTTGGCACAAATGAAATAGACATTGATATTGATAATGATGGTGACTTGGATACTGTGTTTGGTAAAGAAAATTTAAGATATGAATGGACACATGTTCCTGATCATAATGAACTTATTGATCCATCATTTACAAACTTAATTGATGTGTTTACATTATCAACAACATATGATACAAAGTTTAGAGCTTACCTCAAAGATACAACAGGCCAAGCTGGTATGCCAGTAGCAGATACAGTTACAAGTTTACGTAGTGCCTTTGATGATCAAACAGAGCGTAAAGCAATGAGTGATAGTATTGTATACAGGCCTGCAAACTATAAAGTTATATTTGGTCCTAAATCGGATACAGAGTTTAGAGCTAAGTTTAGAATTATTAAAATGGCAGGCGTAAAGTTTACAGATAATGAAATCAAAAACCAAGTTGTAAATGTAATTGAAGAATATTTTAATCCTGCTAATTGGGAGTTCGGTGAAAGTTTTTACTTCACAGAACTTGCGGCTTATGTACATAAAGAACTTGCAGGTGTAATTAGTAGTTTTGTAATTGTTCCATTAGGCACAAATGCAGTATTTGGTGATCTATTCCAGATTACTCCATTCAAAGATCAGCTACTTATTCCTGACATAAGTATTACTGACATTGATATTATTTCAGGCCTGACACAGGCAAATATTAACTTAGCACAGGGCTCTTATTAATGGCCGATTATAAAGATTACAAGAGCTCTAAAACCAAAAAGAGCAAGAACAAAAGAAAGATTGGTAACTACCCTACAGTAAATGTAAAGAGTAGTGATTACCTCCCATTCGCCTTTCAAACTAGAATTAATAAGCAGTGGCTTGATAGTACATTTGATCAACTAGTATCTAAAGGTATGCTAGAAGATATTGATGCTTATGTTGGTGATAAGTCAGGCAAGTCTAGAACTGAAACAGAACAAACAAAATACTTAGATACAAAAAATAATAATGTACAACTTTCTCCTACAATCGTTAGTGATACACGTATTACATTTGACGATGTGGCCCAGGCAGTTGAACAATACTTCGATGACTATAATTATAATTCGGCATACACTACCCAGGGTTATGTATATCAGCCGCCAATTGATGTAGATAAGTTTTTTAACTTTACAAGTTACTATTGGGTTCCAAACTTACCTGTATATGAAAGTGATAATACAAATGGCACAGCAACATATGCAGTAGATCCTATTACAGATATTAACGGAAAAGTAACACATACATTTGTAGATGATAATAACAGTTTTGATTTAGAAGACGGAATGCGTATTAAGTTAGAACTGGGTTATGGTTCTTTAAGCAACAACATTTATCTTGTAACAGGTGTTGGCAAGGAAATTAACTTACGTCTTTACAATGAGCAACGTACAGTTTTTGGTACTACTAATAAACGCCCATACCCTATTTGGACAGATGAAAATACTTACACAAATCATACAAAAGGATATTGGGATAGTATAGATGTATTGGATATTACCTACAAAAAAGGCAATATAGCAGACGCACGTGGTAACTCACCTATTACAATAATGCAAGCATACAATGCAGATTTAGCAGATCCAAATACTAATACTGCACCTGCATTATGGTTTTACTCTGGTAATGACAGAAAGATTTACCTAGCGAATGGTATGGTAGTAAGGTTTGGCACGGGTTGGCCCGGATTAACAACAGAAGAACAACATTCAATATACTGGGTAGAAGTTGATACAAGTGGCAATGTAATATTCAAAGATATTATTAGGGCATCAGTTTCAGGAACTGAAATTACACAGGAAGTAGTAACAACAAATAGAACACCAGATAAAATAGCAAAAGCTCAATCCTACTTAGAACATACATGGGATAGTAATACAAATTGGGATACATGGTATACACCAACAGCATTAAAAGATTATATTGTTATTAACAGAGATGATCCTATTGCTACAGCATGGAGTAGATCCAATCACTGGATTCACAGAGATACAATTTTTAAATTGGCAGACATGAATCCATTTATGGATGCAGAAAATTTCACTACTCTTGATAATCAAGCAAAGCGTCCTATCATTGAATTTGAAGGTGGTATACATCTTATCAAACATAGTAATGATAGCACAGTACAGAAATTTCAAGGACCTATAGACTTTATATTAAGAGATGCAAGTCTAGCAAGTCAACTACAAAATGGCACAACCTACATAGTAGAAAATGTTGCAACATCATACACACGTGATGCCACACAAAGTACAGATCCAGTTTACAAAACTCTTACAGTAGGTGATACATTCATTATAAGAAATGCTCTTGGAACAAGTACAGCAGACACAGCAACATTACAGTCAAGTTATATTAGACAGGACTTGTGGGTTAGCGACACACCACAGACTATGGTGGGATATACAAAGGATCGTGTCAATCATCCACCGTTATATTATTTGTTTGACGATGAAAGACAAAACACAAGATTAGACGATATAACAAAATATCCTAATAGTACATTTAGGTATGTGAAAGATGCTGATGGCGAAAGAGGTGGATCTAAATTATTTGGATATAAGATAGGTTCAGGTACAACAATTGATCCTGAACTTGACATGGTCGTAAGTCTTAAAGATATGGGCCATAGAGCAGAATACGAATTTGTAAACTATCAGGATAAAGATAAATTTACATTTAGTCTAATAACTCCTGATGGTGGACTTGTAGATACAGATACAATTAAAGGCTACTACAGTTATAAGCAAAAAGGAATTGTAAAGAACGCTTATGTTCCTGGCAATGTAATGCGTGGTGCAAAAGAAAAGTATCAACAGATTGTTACTGATGCAACTTCAGCACAAACTATCCCATACGGCACAGATAGTTTTAAATCTGCAAGAGAATTTGTTGTACATACATATGGTCCTAATATAGACTTTACTGTTACTGAAAACTTTGCATTTGGTATTTTTAATGAACGTAAAGAAGGTAAGCCTACACTAACAGTCAAAGCAGGTGAAACTTATAACTTTATTAACATTAGTAAAAATAATATAAATTTCTATAGCGATTTTGCTGGCACTGCACATACAACAAATGTTACATCAAGTGGAAATGTAACAACAATAGTAATGCCAAATACTGCTGGAATATTATACTATGGTTATTCAGCTACTAATAAGGCACGTATTGTTATTTTAGATAATGATGACTATCTATATCATGATCTATATATTGACGGCAAGCGTATTAGACAAGAAGAGTATACAATTAATACAGACTCAATAGTTGTACCAGCAGACCTTGTAGAAGAAAATAGTATTATTGATTTAGAATTTAGAGAAGTAGATGCAACAAATGATGCAAAAGTATACAGCATACCTGATGTACTTGAACATAATGCAACTAACAAGCAATTACTTGAATTTACTATTAGTGAAACATTTGACCATTGGAACGATATTATATATAAGTCACCAAACTTAACAGGGCAAAGTTTTGGTATTAATAGTTACCACAAAGATGTTAAATTGCATAACACTGGTGGTACAATATATATGTATGATGATATTAGTATCATGCACGATTACACATATGCCAATACTGCATTTGATGCAAGAGAAGCTCTGTTTGCACAAGCACGTGACTTTCATGGATTTAGAGATAGATTTAGAGCTCAAGTAATTAGACTATACAAATCAAATGGATATGTGAAAACAAGGGACATTGTACGTGATGCACTTAAAGCAATCACTGAAACCAAAAAAGGAACAGATTTATATGCTGATTCAAATATGGTTTACTTCCAAGATAAGAGAGAACAGAGATATGATCTTACAGCAAGTCAAACAAAAATCTATCCAAGTATATCAATAAACACTGACTTTAATATAATGGATCATGCTTATTTGTATTTGTCAGAAAACAATGGCAGTAATGAATATTATGAAAGATTACTTGTTAAAGATGTTGATTATACTCTTGCAGGCAGTACTATTACACTTAAAAATTTAACAACCGCTGTAAGTACTACTGAGCCAGCATTTCTTACAATACAATTTATTGATAGAGAGAACAATAGTTATATACCTGAAAGCATGGTAAAACTAGGGCTTGCATATGGAACACCACCTACAGTTGAAACAGATATAATCACATTACATGATGGAACAGAACTAGTTTGGAATAACACAAACAATTTATATGACCCAACAAAATCAAACTATGATGTTGTAAATGCCTGTTTATTAGACTTAGACAAAAGAATTTGGGCAGGTATAGTTGACTTGGATAATACAAGAAGTCCTAATGCATTTCTGCCGGCACCACATTTTGAAACTTGGTATACAAAAGAAAAGTTAGATAATTATACAGAACAACTATACAGAGATTACCAAGCAAAGATTGGTGTAGAAGTTTTCAATTCCAGTAACTACTATGATGGAACAAACTATCCTGGAAGCAATGACGGCACAACATGGAATTACAGTTCAATGGGTAACTGGCCAGGACATTGGAAAGGTGCGTATCAATACTTGTTTGGTACACATAGACCTGATTTAACACCATGGCATATGCTAGGAAAAAGCAAAAAACCAGATTGGTGGGACGATGTATATAGTTGGAAAGATACTGCAAACGGTGGATCAGATGCTAAACGTACAGCATTAATTGAAGCATTAACAAATGGCTACGTAAGTAATACACGTGATCATGTGAACTATACAAAATCAGAACTACGTTATGCAAGACATAATTGGGACTGGACAAACAACTACCCAGTTGATACAGCAGGAAACCTTGTACCAAGATACGAAGTGCTTGGTATACCGTCTGCTGTGAACAGAGCACAGGATTTTGTATTTGGTGACTATGGTCCTATTGAGATTGCTTGGAGAGGAAGTGCTTTAGGTCAAAGTGCATTACTAGATGCAATAGTAAAATTATTACCTGCAAAAGCATGGACAGAGTTTTTCCAACCAGGATTATTTAATGAAGGTAATATTTTTAGTAGCAACAAATTAATTAACGCATACTCAAGGTCTGCTATATCACCTAATAATATTTTATACAATAACAATGCCAGCCATAAAAAAGTAAAACGTATTAATGTTCGTAGCTCAAGCACTGGTTGGGGATCAACAAGTAAAATTGATTTATTCTCTCCAACTGATTCAGCAAGAGTAGGCGAGGCTGTAATTGATGTAGATAGTACAGGTACAATTAGCAGTATTACAATTACTAAAGGAACATACGGATATAGAGAAGTACCTATTTTTGATATTACAAATCAAGGCACTGGTTATGATCAGGACGCAATAGTTGATATTGAATTTATTATGGGTAATGCAATTTATCATGGACATGGTCTTAACAAGGTATTAGATAACAACTTACTACGTGGCTATAAAGACATTAGTATGCGTGAAGTGTACGAACCAATTGATACTAAACTTGTACAAAAAGTAGGCGGCTTTACATCTGAAAACCTCGTTGATTTTTATACTGAGTCAGGAGCAAACGGCAAATACAAAGTTGACACAAATGACTACAATGTATTTTTATATAAAGGCCCACCAAGAAAGATTGTAAACGCAAGTGTGATGAACTTGAAAAAACAACTAGGTGGTATAAAGGTTGATGGATATGGACTTGGTAAGCAAAAGTTTTACTTTTATGAGCCTCTTAGAAAAACAGATAACTTTACTAATTTAGAACTAGTAGAAAATGCTATCGTAAGAAGATATAATGATTTTGATTATAGTAGAGTTAGTAGTATTGAGTATGGTGCTGTTGTAGCGAAAGTACAGGACCTATACGATTTTATTAGAGGATATTATGAATACCTAAACTATAACGGTGTTGTACCACAGGCAAATGGTAATGCTCAAGCAACAAACGGAGCAGTATTTGCTATTGGCAATGAAGTAGGTAATACAACAAGACTTGCTCTTGGTGATACGATTAATTATACTGGACAAACAGGTAGACTTGTAGAGTTTGGTACACTACCAGGTGGTATGAATAGCCCATTAGATACAAAAGGAAAAATACTTAATCCAAAAGAAGTAAGCGTTGATAGATTAGAGAAGACTGCTATTGTAAGTATTAATTCTCCGCTTGCTAAAGAATTTGGAAGCGTTACGTTTGCTGAAGTAGATTTTGAACACGTAGTTGAATTTGATAACACTACACAGTTTAATGATACATTATTTAATGATGTAACAAACCAGAGACACCATAGATTATTAATGCAAGGACACAGAACAATAGACTGGGACGGTAACATTAGAGCTCCTGGATACCTTGTATTTGAAAACAAAATTGTTGAAAACTTTGATACCAGTGTTGAAACACTTAACACACTTTACGATTATAATATTGAAAACGTAAATCCAACATACAGAAAAGCACAGAACATTACAATAGGAAATTATAATAAGGACTGGGTTAACGATACATTTATAAATGATCAAACTTTTGCAAAGTTTTATCAGGGTATGATAAAAGCAAAAGGCACAAGCAATGTTATGAAACCATTTAACAGAAGTTCAATGTTAAATGAAGGTACAAGTACAGCAAGCATTTACGAAGAATGGATGTTCAGACATAGTTACTATGGTGATAACACAAACGTAAATGCAACTGAAATTAGACTTAGCCCCGATCCAAATAATCCAACATTAGTTGATAACAATGTTGAGATTTTAGACGTAAGACTAACCAGCCAGCTTGAATATGTCAATGGTGATAGCACAATACGTTTTAACACTGAAGACTCAGCAACATTTTTAGATAGACCATCACGTCTTAGGACAGCAGGTGAAGTTATAGATGTAGATGAAAACGATAACAATATTGTAAAAACATTACAGGATATGAAGTCTGTATTTGATAGTACAGCAGAATACGCAACCATTGAAACTTGGAGCGGAACGCAAAGTTATAAGCGTGGTGATAAGGTTAGATATAAAGGTAGATTACTAAGATGTGATGTAGCATCAATTGGATTTAGTACACAATCAACAGGACTAACGTTTACTGGCACAGCAATTGAGCCTGTATTTAATTATGTAACCCAAGCAAATGGTGACGCCGCTAGTGCAGTAATTGATGGTACGCCAGTTTGGTTTGATGAAACACAAACACAGTTTAATAATATTGTTGCTACAGCAAATGTTGATGCTGACATACCGGCTAACTCAATACCAAGTGGAAGTATATTAGGTATTGCTGATACTGGTCCTAATGGATATAACAGAACGTTGACATTACAAAATCTTGTGTTAACCACTGTAATCGATTCAACTGGTGATCAAAGTATTAACTATATAGATGAGGGTAACCCATATTTTATATGCCAACTAAATTCAGTTACTGATCCAGTTATTGCAGATAATACAGGTGAAAATGTAATTATTAATGGCGCAACTATTCCATTAGTCAATACAACATTAGGATTTCCAGCAGGTACTGCATTAGATAAAACAGATGTTGCTACTATTATTGATAGCACAGCAGATAATAACCTTAAGTGCCAGGAACTAAACGGAAATATTATTATCTGGTATGATGTAGGTAATGATGTAAATGGTACAATGGTTATTGGTAATGGTACAGCAAACAATGATTTAAACATTGCACCTGGCACGTACAGGCCAAGTAGAAGCGACACTTATGTAGCACAGAATATGGATAATGCTACACTTGTTTCTAAAATTAATGCACACCCAGATAAGCCTGGTGATGTTAGTGCGGCTGTATCTGGTAACTTTGTAATACTAACAAAAACACCTACATCAACATCAAGCACTTCAAGTTCACTTACTTTGACAGGCAGTATTTCAACTTCACTATTTCCTGCAAACCAACGTGCCCAGACAATGACGGGTTCACAAGTTCCTATCAATCCACAAACTGTGCAAAATGCACGTGATAAAATTAATGAAGCAGGTATCTCAGGTGTGACTGCATCAGTTGATGCAAACCAAAGATTGCTTATTACAAGTACAAACTCAAGTATTGATTTAGGTGGCATAAGCCCAGCAAGAGATATGAATACAAGAGCAGGATTACCTACAGGTGTTAGAGCAACACAAGCAACTGTGGTTGCAAATACATTTAACTCAAGCCAGTGGGGAGATATAAGTGATGATGATCCTGCACTATTTAAAATACAAGTGGTCCAAGACGACAATCCGGACAACGTGGATGGTACTACTTCAGGACCAACAGCGGTTGTTCCTGGTATAGGTTCAACTTCAATACCAACATCAACACAAAGCGTATTCAATGGTTGGAATGTTTTCCAAGTACAAAACTTAGGACTATACAGCGAGGTTGCTGATGAGAATGGTACATTAACAACTACATGTTCAGTTTGTGCTGGTACAGCAACTGAAGATGGAAATGATGCTTGTGTTAACGTTAACGTAGATCATAATTTAGAAATAGGTGATTACGTGATGATTGTTAATAGTACAAGTAAACCAAGTGTAGATGGTATACACAAAGTAACAAACTTGGGTTCAGTGGCTGAGCCTAGGAAGTTTTTCATAGATATGTTTATTGAGGAATGTGGTGATGCACCACAGGTTTATGTATTACGTAATTGTAGATTTGATGACTATGATGACATACTTAAGACTAACGTAAACAACAAAGATATTGATGAGGGCTTAGGTAATATTGGAGCCGCTATTGATCAAATAGCAAACAACCCACAATACACAGTTGGTGCAATTGGTAATGGTGATGGCAGATATAACTGGAAATCAGGCGATACTGTTTGGACAAACTATCATATGAATAATACTCCTTCAAACAGAGGTACATATGTTTACACACATAATGGTACTGAGTTTGTATACGACAGTGCTAGATCTGTAACGTCCAGAGCAGTAGGTAAAGATACAATATCACATGGACTTATATATGATGGTAGTAGAAACGGAAGAGTCACAGAGTTAGAGTTGGAAGTATTTGATCCTGTACTTGGTGCAATACCAGGTATTGCTAACGTGCAAATTGACTTTAGATCATTTGTTGATGCCGCCGGATACACCCACAGTACAGATTTAAATGAGCCTATTTTACTTAACACAGGTACAGCATGGGGCGAAGCAGAACTAGGAAAAGTTTGGTGGGATTTAACAAACGCAATTTATTATGATTATAGTCAAGGCTCTGCAGAATACAAAAGAGATTACTATGGTAAACTTTGGGAAGGTGGAAGCATTGATGTTTATGAATGGTCAAAGTCTACTGTACCACCAGATGAATATGAAGCAATACAAGTTAACCAAACACTTGTTAAGGTAGATATTACAAACACACCAGCAATAAGTGCTAGTGTCCAATTTGCAGACACTCCATCCAAAGTAGAAATGTTTGGTAATGTTGCTACTGGTGAACCATATAGCATAGTTGATAGAAACAGTGGTGAAAAGATTTATTACTATACTGAAGATGAAGATTACAATGCTAAGACTAATACATATGATAAAGTATATTACTTCTGGGTTAAAAACAAAACCTCATATAAATCTTCACCAAATAGAACAATGCCTGTAAAAAATCTTGCAGAAATAATTAGAGATCCTACCGCAAATGGTATTAGTTGGATTGCACCAATTAGTGATATTGAAATCCTCTTGGCTAATACGCAGTATGTAACAGATCATAAATCAGTATTACAAATTAATAAAGAGCTTGCTAAGCCATCACACAATAGCTGGACAGTTATGCAAGAGGGCAGAGGTCTTATTCCTGAATACTGGTATAGAGGTGTGCTTGATAACTTAACAGGATTCCAAGCAACAAGTGGTAAAGAGTTTCCTAATAGAGACCTACACATTTATAATAGATTTGGCGATGACAGAGCGATAGGACAAGGCTGGTTTTATAATACAAACATGGCTAGACAAGAAGCACTTGCTTGTATTAATAAGCACCTAACAAATATAAACCTTGTATCTGATTTAGCAGACAAATGGGATAGAACAATTGGCATAGAAAAAGAAGTAATTGATATTAATGTAGACTTTAGTAACTTAGATGCGTGGGCTCCAAATACTGCATATACAGTTGGTACACTTGTTAAGTTTAACAAGAAAATATATTATGCTAGAAAAGCACACACAAGTGGTACTAGCAGTTATCAAGCATTTAAAAATAATCAAACATGGATGAGATATGCGAGTTTATATGACTTTACAGAAATGTGGGATTACGCAGACTACAGCCATGTTGACAGGCTTACAAACGAACAGCCTACAATAACAATTAACAAGAAGACCGATCTTGCTAATATTGATATATCTAAACACAGAGTCGTGGGTGTTAATATGGTTGACCCAGATGGATATGATAGAACTGAAATTGTAAAATGGAACGGTGAACAGTGGATTGTACAGCATAAGAAAAACGGTACAATACAATTTGCTGACTGGTTAGTTGATAGTAACAGAATAGATGCATGGGATAAAAATGGTTGGGATAGTCTTGCTTGGGACGGTAACAAGCAGGTATTCTGGCATTACCTAGTATATGCACTAAGACATGATATCTTTATTGAACAGCATGTAGATAACTTTAATAAGTTTTTCTTCTGCATAGTTAGACATTGTTTAGCAACACAGAAACAGGTTGACTGGGTGCATAAAACAACGTATATTCAATTGGAAGTTACAACACCAGCAAATAGTACAACTAATAAGTATAAGAAAGGAACCATTAATTCTTTACTAGGTTACATTAATGATGTTAAACCTTTCCATACTAAGATAAGAAACATTATAGACGCAACTACTATTACAGAAGATGCGCCAATAGGTATTACTGAATCATATACAACTGATACAACAATTAAACTAAACCAGTTCAGTACTAACCAAGAAGGTAATGATTATCTAAACAATGCTCTAAAAGCAAACACATATAAGAATGATATTCTAAGTAGTGCATTTGATACAGCATCATTTACAGATACATATACATCACAGGCATTTACTGATACAAGTACACCAGCTGATATAGTTAATGGTGGTAGCTTCATTGAACCTGAGCTATACAACTACACAGGTAATGACAATAATAGAAACAGTTTGGCACAACTAGATACTGCTGAAGACTTAACAATTACTATACAAACTAATACAAGTGGTGATACAGTTAATGCAGATTCAAGAACATTTGTTTACAGACAGGATGGAAAACTAAACGCACTAATTGATATACTTGAACAAGCAAAGAGTACAACAACTACTGCGGCTATTACAAACATTGATACAACAATACCTGTAACAAGTTCTGCTAACTTTAACAAGTCAGGTGGCTTTGCTTACATTAATGGTGAAGTACTTGAATATAGCACAGCAGATAACAATACGATTACAGTAGCATACCGTGGATATGCCTCACAAAAGGCACATGCAAGTGGTAGCACTATTGTAGATATTACAGACGCAGGCGTCTGGAACGGCACTATAAAAGGTGTCACTAACTCAAGCAACGAGTACGTTGACGAGAACAAAATTAATGACATTGCCAAGAACTCTGGTACATTGGAATGGGAAGCAACGTCAATACTATCCGGTACTGGATTATTGTCTGCAAAATTGCAGGCAGGCACACAGGGCATTGATTTATGATGCTAAATACTACTAGGAGAATACAATGAACACTAATTTTGCTGATCGTACCTTAGCATTCGTCGATGGACATGTGCTAATACGAGATTACGATACAAATGAAGTTCTACTAGACAAACACAATGCAATTAACTATGAAAACTTTAGTGTTGCTATTGCTAGTCTATTAAGTGGAACAACTGTTTCCGGTCAAGGATTCCAAGTTGTACAAATGAAATTTGGCAACGGTGGAACCGTTATTGACGCAGTAGGAAACGTTGAATACAGATCCACAAACACAGACACCAAACTAGGTGATCTATATAACCAAACATATACAAAGATTGTTGATGTAGACGATCCGGCTAACACAGATACCACAAATAATAAAGTGGAGATCCAGCCTTATGACGGACAACCATATTCGGATGTTGTTGTTACTGCTACTCTAGATTATGCGGAGCCAGCAGGCCAAGAGACAACAGACAATACAACATCAATGAACGGAAACTTTACCTTTGATGAAGTAGCCCTGCAGACAGCGGCTGATACAAGGTTAAGTCACATCTGTTTCCACCCTATTGAAAAGAGTGCAAACAGAAAGATCCAAGTGATCTATACAATTAGAATACAGGCAGGGAGTTAAAAATGGCTTATACAGTTGATTATTCTGACGGCACAAAAACTGCCATTACAGTCAATGACGGAACACTTAATATTGAAACTAGCCTAAGTTTAGTAGGTAAAAACTACTACGGCTATGGTGAAGTTATTGCTGAAAACCTATTACATCTATTAGAACATTTTGCTGGCGGTACTGCACCAAGTAATCCTTCAGAAGGACAAATTTGGTTTGACAATACAGCCGCAGATAAAGAAATGAAATACTATGATGGTGCAAACTGGGTTAGCATGGGAGGTGGTAGCGAGCTACATACCATTCAAGATAACCTAGGTAATGATAAGCAAGTTATTATCATGAAAGCAGGTGGAAGTATTATTGCAGTAATTAGTTCACATGAACCATTTACAGTTAGCACAACTCATACTCCATCAGCGGCGGTACAGGCAATATTTACTACAATTAGTAAAGGTTACAACCTAAACCCAACTACAGGCACAGGTACAGATTTCTTTTATCACGGTACAGCAACCAGAGCGTTATACGCTGACTTAGCAGAACTTTATTCAAGCGATCAGGAATATGATCCAGGTACAGTTCTTATGATAGGTGGTGAAGCAGAAGTCACACAAACAACAGAAGCATTTAGCTCTGAGGTTTTCGGTATTGTATCTTCAAATCCAGCGTACTTAATGAATAGTGCAATGGAAGGTACAACAGTGGCGGTTGCATTAGAAGGTCGTGTACCTTGTAAAGTAATTGGTCCAGTACGTAAAGGTCAAAGACTTGTAAGCAGTGAAGAACCAGGAACTGCTCGAGCAGTCTCAGATTACGAGAAGCAAGAAGCACTCGATTGGTATCGCATTGTCGGCAGAGCGTTAGCAGACAAGGACAGCGAAGGCATAGAATTAATTGAAGTCGTAGTAGGAACAAAATAATGCCTCGTAATGTTGGTGACACAATTACCGCAGTTTCATTTAACACGGTCGTAGATCGTTGGAATGTACTGTGGCAAGATCCAAAAGACAGTAATGGTGATCCAATAGCCTACACCTATGATATTAGCTTACACAAAAGTGAAGTATTAAGAAGGTTAGGTTGGGGACAACCATCAAATAATATGACAGTGACAGCCAACACACTTATTGAAGCGAAGCATTATAACCTACTAGCGGCTCACGTTAATAGTGGCGAATACCATAGAGAAGATTCCTCTATGACAATTAATAACTACGTAACACAAAACGTTGACGTAGTACTAGCAAGTGATATGAATCCATTAGAAGCAGTAATGACATCCTATGAAAACACTGATGCAAAGTTTGATCTTGGTGCAACAGGAGAGTTAATTGAAACACATGCACACTCCAACGGTGGCGTAGCATGGGGTACAAATGATGCGGCCAGTGCCCTTACAAGAGGTACATTAACTACAATACAAAAGTACACATGGACAGACTACAATGACGCTAGACACTTCTTTAATAGTGGTGGCCAAATTATAATTGATTTAGAAGCCATAGGCGGATCCTTTGGACATAATGAATGGGATTATATATTTGACCAAATAGATACCATATACGTTGGTGCCAAACAAACTACAAAAGGTGGCGCAAACGGAACAGGAATAAAAAGTTTTTATGAATTTGATGACACCTACCAACAAATCTTTAACGCACAAGGATTTGATACTGGTGATTTAGGAGCATACGCGGGACAATATACGTATTCTGGTGTGTATGTATCTGGAGAAGGTTACGCACAGTATGGTGGTAGAGAAGTAACCGTATATGCAAAAATAGGTATGGACGGTACAAATTTTTGCTTGTGGCTCAAGACAGAACTTACAGAAGACGCTGATGATGTTGCACAAGTAGATGCAAACATTACTCTTAACACTGGTTATAGAGTAGCACAAGATGCACCTGATACAGGTTGGTTAGGTTCTAGTAATGGTTCAGTACACAAAGTTGATGGTACAGCATACATATTTCAAACTAGAATTGCAAAGGTTCCAACAATAATTACAGAACAAAATTGGACACCTAACCCATAATTAGTGCTTGACATCCTTAATAAATACATATATAATTACTAAACTATAGGAGTAAACAGATGGACGAACGTCTACAGAAAGCTCTGGAGTTCTCGAACTACAATCTTACTTTCACAAATCAAAAACAAAATATTAGGAATAGAGTAAACCAACTAAAACTTGTACACACAAATGGTGGTAGTTTTAGTTCTGAACCTAGTCTAATAAGTTTTGTAAAGACATTACTGGATATTGGTAAAACTGAAGCAGTAATAATTGATAGTAAAGACAACCCAGTTGAAATTAAAAACCTACAAGGATTCTTTGACGACCTTATTAGTGCATACACAAGTGCAACTAATGAATATGATGTTGAATACAATAAACTAAAAAAGATGAGAAGCATCAAGAAAATTATGGATTGGTAAATGGAGTATAGTGCAAAGCGTGGCGTTTGCATGTTTGCCTATAATAATGAACAACTTGATTATGGATATTTTAGTTTACTAGCGGCAAAACAAGCAAAGAAACATTTAGACGTACCAGTATGTCTAATAACAGATGAAGGAACATGGGCTTACCTAACACAAAGCCATGGACAAGATCTTGTTGACAAATACATAGATGAAGTTGTAATTACACAAGAAGAACAAGTTAATAATAAACGTAAACATTACGACAGTCCGTATGCAACCTTTGTTGCACAGTTCACAAACAATAACAAACATAAGATTTACGAGTATAGTCCCTATCATCAAACATTGTTAATTGATATTGACTATATGATTCGTACTGACTTTTTATCAAAGTTCTGGGAACACCCAGGACTCAATATGTTTAACACTTCACAAGACTTAAGAAATGGTAACATGCACCATCGTGAAAGGTTACTATATGATGCAGGTATCCCCATGTGGTGGAGTACTGTAATTATGTTTGATAGAAGTGAACTTACACAATTATTTTTTGATACATGGTCACATATAGCAGAGAACTATAGTTTTTATCAATACATTTATAATTTTCCAGGAACTTTATTTAGAACAGACTATTGCGTTAGTATAGCAGTTCATATTCTAAATGGAATGGTTGAAGGAGATACAATTGGTAACTTTGGTGGGATACCTATTGTGAATATGTTACAACAGGATGATTTAGTTGAAGTTAGAGAAACTGAATGGATCTTTCTTGTAAACAACAGGAGAGAAGAATGGAAAAATATTTTAAGCAATGTAAAAGATATTGATATACACTGTATGAATAAACGAGCGTTAAGTAGAAATGCTGGTGATATTTTAAAGGAGCATTCTTAATGAGCCAGGGTTATTTAATCCAAGCACAAACAGAAGATGAACGCAAACAAGCCGTTGCATTAGGATTCAGTATTAAGACTAATAACCCTGAAGCAAGTGTGTCACTTGTTTGTGGTAACTTAGATGATATTGAAACTTGGCATGAAGAGCCATTTGATAATATTGTTGAGTATCCTTTTGCTAATAAAATTAACCCAAGAATAAATGATTGGCAGTCTTGGTGGGTAACACCATATGAAGAAACTATTGTAATGGATTGTGCATCTATTGTGAATAGTAATTTGGATACAGTATGGGATTATCTATCAGCTAATTATGAGATATGCTTTCCAGGCATGATAAAAGATTTTAGACATTTACTTGTAGATTCAGATAGAAGACATGAATGGTTAGATGAATATAAACTTATGCCTGTATACAGTGCTTGGTTTTATTTTAAGAAAACAGATGCATCAATGGATTACTTTAAACTTGCTGATCCATATATGCAAAACTACCATGAACTGTTTAAGCACAAGTTTTTGCCACAGCACCTGCCAGATAATTATAGTTCAGATGTTATGCACGGAATTATTATTAATGATATGGCATTAGAGAATGTTACAGACGATATGCTATTTTATATTGATATGGACATTGCTAACACATATTACAAACAAAGAGCAGAAAAATGGACAGACTATTTAAACGTTTGGGTAAGAGAAGGTGGCACAGTAAAAATACAAAACTATGCAACCACTGGTATACTTTACTATAAAGAGCCTGACTTTCTAACAGAAGATATATTTAATGGACAACGAGACAGTTACAGATTACAATCCAAGTTATTACGTCAAGTTCAACAGTAATACAGGTAAAATATTACAGATGTCAATGACTCCTATTCCGGATGAGGAAGAGGAAGATATCATTGTGATAGAGACTTATAATAGTATGGCTCGTGAAGTACTTAGTGGTAAACGTAGCCGCCGCACAATCGGTCCAGTATTTGATATTGAAAACCGTACATGGGATATAGGTGCAAAGAGTAATGTACTTATAATTAAAGAACTAAGCAGTCGTCTATTAGAAGTTACAAACGAAAAAGCAAATACAAACGTTGATATTGGAATACAATTATTTAAAGAAAACTTACAACTAGAAATTGTAGCAAACTATCATGTTATTAAAAAGAATATGAACCTAGCTGATATTGCTGATATAAGTAAGTCATCTGATAATAGTTTACTTAACCTTTACTTTACAAAGAAAGGTGATCCAGATTATCTTATAGAAAGTGTACAGGTTGATCCTATGATACTGTTACACAATAAAAAACTAAAGTATAGTTTATCAAGTGATATTACAAAACATGCAGATTTAGATAACATAAGTATATTTACTAGACCGATTTTTCATAGCTATGGATTACAGGTACTTGACAGGCTTGTTGAGTCGGACTACTATATGAACAAACAACAAGTTTTACAGGTAGCAGGTACTTCTGATACCTGCCATGTTATGATAATGAATCATGGTGATACTGTAAAGATACAAAGTTTTGTAGTAGAAATGGATAACACCGCACCCCGTACTAAAAATGTAAGGTTTGTTGTGTGTGATGGAGAAATAGATGCTCCTGTTGGTTCGTTTCTTGTAAGCACACCTTCTTTGTATTCAGGTGAATCGTTTGAAGTAGATATAGATTTTAAATGGCCAAGACAGCCGCTTATTGTATACAGGTCAAAAGGACTTGTAGCAAATTATTTAGGAGACACATATGGCAGAACTAACTAGCGTAAATGAATTTGATATAGTTTTTATATCGTTCGATGAGCCAAACGCAGACAATAACTATGCAGACCTTGTAGACAAATGTCCATGGGCAAAGCGAAGTCATGGTGTATTTGGATCAGATGCCGCACATAAGGCGGCGGCACAGATTGCAGACACAGATAGGTTTATAACTGTTGATGCAGATAATATTGTTGATCCAGAATTTTTTAACTGTGAACTAGACATGTCTAAGATTAGAGACATGGATGTGATTAGTTGGGCAGGAAAAAACGAAGTTAATGGACTTGTTTATGGCAACGGTGGAATTAAATGTTGGCCTAAGGATGTGGTAATGAGTATGCGTACACATGAAGCGGCACCTGAAAATGATAAGCGAGCCCAGGTAGACTTTTGTTGGAATATACATTACGTACAAATGAATAACATCTACTGCCAAGTAATGAACAATGGATCGCCACTGCAAGCGTGGCGTGCAGGATTTAGAGAAGGTGTTAAAATGGGATTAGCAGACGGTGATGTTATACCACCAGAGAAGTTACATCTAATACATGACAAAAACTTTAAACGATTACTTACTTGGATGAGTGTAGGAGAAGATGTTGTTAATGGACTATGGGCAGTGTACGGCGCTAGACTTGGTTGTCATATGACTAACGTAACCAGAGAAGACTGGGATTGGAAAAATGTACGTGACTTCCGCTGGCTTACAAAGTTCTTTGAAGATGAATTGTTTCCACAGTTTGAAGGTGGTGATGAACTTTGTATTAACACAGGTATGCGTTGGGATAAAACGAAGCTGAAGGATAAGACTGTAGAATTGGGATATGATCTGCGTAAGCAACTACAACTTAAAATCGCAGACATGGGAGTAGAAGGCAGTGCCTTCTTTAAAGAAGTATATATTAATCCAAGTAGACTTGGAGCACAAGTTCGTGAAGATCAAGTGGAGGACACATTAGAATGATTAAATTAGTAAGTTACAGTAAACCTAGTGAACACTTTCAAGCAGAAGGCTTGGATAATGTACAGGACCTTATTGCATTTTGTGCAAGGGTAAGCAACCCTAGCAATCAAATGAATAGTGAAACTAGCGAGAAACTTATTAAGTATCTAATTAAACATGCACACTGGTCGCCATTGGAAATGGTAAGTGCTTGTCTGGAGATCAACACAACTCGTGACATTGCACATCAAATTGTACGTCACCGTTCATTTGCTTTCCAGGAGTTTAGTCAACGTTATGCAGACCCTGCAGAATTTGGTAATCAGTTTGTAACACGTGAAGCACGACTACAGGATCTAAAGAACAGACAGAATAGCGTAGAGATTGATACTGAAAGTGATTTGCATTACGAATGGCAAATGAAACAGGAATCAGTAATTGAAAAAGCCAAAGAAGTATATGAATGGGCTATTGCAAATGGTATTGCAAAGGAACAGGCTCGTGTTGTTCTACCAGAAGGCAACACAAAAACAAGATTGTATATGAATGGAACTTTGCGTAGCTGGATTCACTATATCGAACTTCGTGGTGCTAATGGTACACAGAAGGAACATATGGATATCGCACATGCATGTAGTAAAGTTATTGCAGAGATATTTCCACTTGCAAATGATTTATGAAAAAAATAAACGACTTGCAGTGGGAAAAAACTTCCTGGGGCAATAGAAAACTTTCACCAAACAATATGAATCAAATGAAGGACCTTTTGGATAGCAAAGGTCCTGGATTCTGTCTGGCTAAGTGGACACAAGTTACAATGCATTTGGGGACAGGACTTACACATAGTTGTCACCACCCTACTCCACATAGGATTCCATTAGAAGAATTAGAAAAGAATCCTGGTGCATTGCACAATACCAAGCATAAAAAAGAACAACGTAGGCAAATGCTCTGTGGTGAAAGACCCAAAGAGTGTGATTACTGCTGGCGAGTTGAAGATGGTGACACTGGCAGTTTTAGTGATAGAATATATAAAAGCATTGATCCATATAGTTTTGATGACTATGATGAGATTGTAAAAGCAGATGGCAGTGAGAATATCTTTCCACGTTATGTGGAAGTAAGTTTTAGTAATGTGTGTAACTTTAAATGTGCATACTGTGGACCTAACTTCAGTAGTAAGTGGGTAGAAGAAATTAAGGAACATGGTCCTTATAAACTAGACGAGATGCTTTTTAATGGTGGTAGTGATGTTGTATCACAAGTTAAGAACAAAGAAGACAATCCATATACAGATGCATTTTGGAAATGGTTCCCCAAAGCCAAAGACAACATGCACACATTTAGAATTACAGGTGGTGAGCCGTTACTAAGCAAGCACACATTTAAAGTTATAGATCAGTTAATAGCAGAACCTAATCCTGAATTAGAGTTTGCAATTAACAGTAATGGTAATGTACCTGATAAGTTATGGAAAAAGTTTGTAGTAAAGATTAAAGAACTACAGGAAAAGAAATGTGTTAAGAACTTTACGTTATTCACAAGTGCTGAAGCAACTGGTAAACAATGTGAGTTTATTAGAGATGGAATGAACTGGAACCAGTTTAAAAATAATATTACATACTTCCTTGACAATACACCTGATACAAAAGTAACATTCATGAGTGCATTTAATTTATTAAGTGCTCCATCCTTTTTGGGATTCTTAAAATATGTGTTATCACTAAAACGTGAATACAATAGTTGCGACATGCAATATTGGGTAAAGGACGATACAGTAGTTGACTTAGGCAAGTTCTCATCTATTACAAATCCACAAACAACCAGACCCACAAAGAAAAGTTTTAAAAGAGTATACATTGATATACCCTATGTACGTTCGCCAGAGTTTTTAGATGCACGTAACCTAACAAAACAAGTAGTTGAAGATTACCTAGTACCCTGCTTGGACTTCATGGTTAATAATTGTGTATACCCAGGTTGGAATGAGAACCTAGCGTTTGAGCCTGGTGAAATTGATAAACTTAAACGCATTGTACTTGATCTGGTTATTCATGTACGTTATGATGATAGCCTTACAGTAAAACAGAATAGAAAACGTTTTTATCAGTTTGTAAATGAATACAAGTTACGTAGAGGATATGATTTTGAATCTGTATTCCCTGAGCTAAAAGAATACCTTGCTGTATGTAAGGAGTGTGCAGATGCCTGATAAAATTTTTATCTTTGGTGATAGTTTTATGTATGGTGAAGAGTCACACCAGCATGAGTTTGATGAGGCAGAGTTCCTAAAGGACGCAAGTGATGCAGTGGGTACAAAGATTGAACTTGATCACCATGGCGTTCCAACAAAACCATTTACGGACACACAACGAGACAAATACATAAAATTTATTAATGGCTCTATAAAACGTTCTAGTATCCATCCAAACTACTACAGCATGGGTGCAATACTAGCTCGCAAACTTAATTGTGAATACGATATGCAAGCAACAAGTGGTAACAGTAACAATGCCATTTACAAAACATTTATAGATTGTATACCAAAGATGACATCAGATTCTCTGGTGTTGTTTGGTTTATCAGTACCAAATAGAAAAACTTATTATGAACAGTGGATAGATAGACATCCTGTAAACCACGTTACAAGTTGTTGGTCAGACGTAACAGCAGAACCAGGCTACGGTAAGTTTGAGGAACTTGATCTACTATATGGTGATGATGCAACTGCAAGAGTATTACAGACGTATAGTTTTGTTACTAGTGCAAAAAGTATTAGTCCATGTCCGGTACTGTTTATAGATCCATTTCATAATTTTTGTGATAACAAATACCATCCAGATGTTCCTTGGAACTATGTAAGACGCTGGAGTGATCAATCACAAGAGGACTTAAAAACTTTTAAACAAACTTATCCACACCCAGAACTTTTGTATTGGCTAGAAGAACAATTTAAAAGTCTATTTGTATATGGTATTAGTGAAGTATTTGAAGAAGTTACAGCAGATGGTAACCCCATACAATGTATTAACGGACACTATAGTAAATACACATATGAAAGATATGTTGATAAGGTACTACTAAATGAAATATAAAAAAGAACTAGACTTTGACTTATATGATGTAACTGGTAGGTCCTATGGTTTTACTAGTAATAATAACGAAGAAATTATTACAGAATTAAATCGCATACAGGATAAACACAATTTTAAATTTAGAGTAATGTATAAGACTGTACAACAATGTGTTGATATATTTCAATGCTATTTTGTATCCAAAGAAGAATTTACAAATTATTGGTTACCCAAACAATTATCAGAACTATTTAATGTAGAAAGTTTTGATAGTAATGCAAACTATCTAATATCAAAGACAGGAAATTTTTTTATTAATTGGGTATATGATGTACACAGGCTTCATGCTGTAGAAGAGTTTGTAACTCCTGCACATGCACATTGGAGGCAAAGGTGGGATAATAAGTTTCATCCAGGTTATGGCAGATTAAGTCTTGTTGCCTTTGACAAAGGACATATGCCAATGCAAGTAGTATTAAGTGATTATTCAGACTGTTGGGAAAGATTACCTTTACTTACAGATGAACTAATTGCTAATCCAAACCTATACTATACTGGTGTACGTATGAGAACATTTGATCAACCCTATTGGGAAATACGTGAGCTAGATGAAGGATTTGGACATAGGTTTGAACTTCCAGGTTCTATAGAATGCAAATACGTAAATGGTGATTTCTTTATAAACGATAATCATATGTTTACAATAGACAATGATCGTGTAACAATTAGCGAATATAAAGGTGAAATATTTAAATTTGAAAAGATGACAATGTATAAAAACCTAGAGGAGTTTAGACAGGGCAGAACACAGAGGTCCTAATGCTTACACCAGCAAGTAAAAGAATATGTATATGGGCAGTGCCTAGAAGTGGAAGTAGTTTTTTATATACTGGGTTAAAGAAACATTTAAGGAATAATTACAATAATTTTAATACACTATTTAATAATTTACACAGAGGAAGTGAACCATTTAGAACTACTAAAGAAGATTACACTGCTATGCTACAAGCGTTTAAGAGAGAACCAAATTGGTTAGCAAAGTTACACAGTATAGATCTAAGACACTTGCAAGCACATAGTATAGATAAAGTATTTTATGATATGTGTGACTACAATATAGTATTAACAAGAAAAGATTTATTTGAAGCAACATTAAGTTTATGCATTGCAAAACAAAAAAAGCAATTTATTAATAATCAGGATAGCATACCCATAACTATTAGGGAAAGTTTCTTTGAACGTGAGTACGGAGGAACAATAGATAACACAAATAGAATAATAGATTATGTAAAAGCTGATACTGTATTGTACACAGAAGAACTGCCTAGCAATCCCAATAGTATTTGGAGTATGCTTACAGGCACTGAGCCCATTAAGTTAATAGACAATCCAATAGAAATGAGTCCAGACAAACAAAGCGTAGTTACAAACTACGACGAACTAAAAGAGTTATATAATGCGTTGCGTACTAGCAGATAGTGGAATACATGTAAGACCCAATGGCGACATTACAATGTGTTGTGATCAAGCAAGCCTTGGACTAAATGCTAAAGACCATACGCTACAACAAGCATACGCAAGTCCACAGTTTAAACGTGTAAGAGATAACCTAGCAAATGATATTAAAGACTCAAGTTGTAAGATATGTTGGCTAAGTGAGGATGCAGGATTAGATAGTCCTCGCACACGCTTTAGTGCAATGCATGAAGACAGCAATCATCTAAGTCATTGGGATATTAGAGATGATAACCTATGTAACATGGCATGTAGGATATGCGGACCATACAGTAGCAGTATGTGGAATAGTGAGGCTCTTAAACATAAAGAAGACAGTCTATACTATCACATGCCCATAAGCGACACAATAGTTCAAGGCACAAAGACAAACACTATAGAAGCATTTAAGGAAAACCTACAGCATTGTAAATCAGTTTACTTTGCAGGTGGTGAACCACTTATTAATAACACACATTGGGATATATTAAAAACACTTTATGATAATGAGATGTGGGACGTACATGTTAGATACAATACTAATCTAATGAAGACACAGTATAAAGGTATGGACGCTCTGGATATGTGGGAGAAGTTCACTAGGTTAAGTGTTGCTGTAAGCGTGGATGCAGTTGGTGAACTAGCAGAGTATGCAAGAACTGGTACAGTGTGGCAAACACTTGAAAACAATATTAAACGTTTAGCAGAATACCATAGAGTACAGGCAAACATAACCACAAGTATATTAACAATACACGAACTGGATAAAACTATAGAACATCTAAAGCATATAGGTGTTGCAGACATCTACTACTTTAATGTATTACGCACACCAAACTTTTTAAATATTAATCTATTACCAAGTGGATATAAAGAACAATTATTAAAAAAATTAAATTTAGAACAGTTTGAAGACAGCAAGGGCATAGAACACCTACGCAATATACTATTTGAAGAACCAGACAATAAAGAAGAACTAATAGGACAGTTTAAATATTATAATGAGAAGTTGGACGCAGTTCGAGATACAGATTTACGAAGTGTTAATCCAGAATTATATGAGGTAATATATGAAACAAATTAGTTTTAATTTTACAAACACAGAAATATTATTTGATTTAGTTGATGCACCTGTAGCAGATGCATGGTGGCAACAGATGCAATTAAAACAAAGCCGAGAAGAGTTAACACCACGTATAAGTATGGAGCCTGACTTCCCACGCTTTCGTGATATAACAGAGTGCAACACAAACATATTGCACAACGTTAAACAAATGGAACAGTATGATTTTTATTTGGATTGGCCAGAGGATATAGATACAGTTACACAGGAGAAACTTAATACCCTGCATCAACAGTTTCATGCAAAAGAAGAACTGCATAAAGATGAGTTACCACAGTCTGCACATGATACACTACAGCAGATAAACCAATACGTTCACCAGATGGAACAGATCATGTGGAGTAGGATAAATGATCCTGTTAATTATGCTGTACTTGATTTTGGTACACAAGCAACTGAACTTGAGATACAGCGTGATATAGAACTAGAAGAGAGAACTTGGTTTCAGGAAGCATACTATGAACAACAGAATCCTGTGGCTTTGCTGTTGGGGTATGCTACACTGGGCAAGCATCTGGGACATTGTGTATGGACAGATGACGTACAGGTTGTAAAAGATGGTATGCTACGTCCACAGAAACATATATACACACAGGTTTTATTTAGACAACAACCCAGTTTTACGCCACGCACACCATCAGACGTACAACGACACAACCTCGCTCAGTACCAACAGCAGGCTAGATGGATACTCAAAAACAAACTTGAAGCGTATGTATCAGCTGATGATCCTGTACACTGTTACAGTACTGCACCAGTACTTGCTTATGCAAATGCACAACATGCAAATTTAACTGAACAGGATTGGTTTAACGTATGGACAACGCAGACTTGGTTAAGCGTAGATCTTATAACTTAATCTTTATACGATCCTGTATCCATTGTCTAGTGTAGAACCTTACTGCCTTGTGTGAATCCACAGGGCATTCTGCTGTTAACTTATCTAGATCCCAGGTATCACGTAATAGACTAAACTCTATAGCGGGCTTACGCTTATCGCGTGGCACACTTTCATCATATGTAAGTTTATCAGTTCGTATATCCACAAACGGATATTTTGCAGTACAACACAAGCCAGCAGATCTTGCGGCAGTTAATAGACTGGTGTGCCCACACATTGTATGTACTATGGGTGACTTACTAGCAAATTGTTCTAGGTTTCCATACATAATGAACTGTAGTTCTGTTGCTAGAGCATCCATACTATAACTTGAACCCACCACAACTATATCCTGTAGTCCCCAGGTACCCCAGTCCTTTGTGTATAGGGGTTGCACCATTAGCCAATTATTATACAGCGGATAGCCCATAGTCTGTTCGAACTCAACTAGACCAATGTCATTGTACCAGCGTCTTAGGTAATTCAGCATATTACCTGGTGAAAGCAGTACATCATAACGTGTTAGCAAGACTAGGTCATACACAAAGTGGTTAGCGTTCTCATACTCAGTCTTTAGTCTTATGCTGTCGCTCATTGAATAGAATATACCATTGCGAGGACAGTCACGCTCCTTAAAGGTAGCATCCACTGAATCTGGTATTATGTTAACTGATTTAGCTCGCCACTTGTTCCATAGTTTAGATTCTAGATCAGATGCATCCACATACTCAGCGGCATTTTTACCCTGTGCTTCTGCAGATTTTGAAAACTCATAGGTTGCAATACGCTTACTACTACAGAAGAAGTCCACTGTACAGCCCGCGGCATCAGCTATTTGCTGAAAGTAATCTGCTAAGTAGTCACCCGCACGATACTGACCATAGAAACATATGGCTATACGCTGACATTTATGGGCAAATCTTTTCATCTGTTACCTGCATCAATAGATTTGTATGTGTATACTTGTGTATGTTTAGGTTAAGTGCTGGTGGTATCCAACGCCATTCCGGTTCTAAACTGGGTTCTTCTTTTGTAAGCGTGAGCTTTGAACCCTCATACTGTTTGTAAGCCTGTGTGAAACGAGTCATAGCATGTAGTGTACCCCAGAGGAAGTTTAGATCATAGGGTAAGGGCATACCATTCTCACGTTGCCATTCACGATGTTT